CTTTCATTGTACTCTTATAATATAGCTATCAGGTTCACCAGACTCTTTACGAAGATCAAATCGCTTAGTGTTTTTACCATCCAATTCAGATAAAAAATTATTCATTTGTAAAATATTATATCTATCCGGATGCTTTTGGATCCACCAATGGTTCATTTCTTCGGTTGTCATAATATCAAGGGGCCACACATCTTCAATGTAGAACCTACCACCTTTCTTTAGAAGAGGATATAGGTTGTGCAAAGTTTTTGCATTGGCATTGGGAGTGTGTAACCCATCGTCTATTATAACATCAAAACGGATTCGAGGCCACGTCTTTTTAATCTGATCTCGTACAGCAATATTTGTACTGTCGGATTTCAGATACTTTACTCTTTCGTCATTGAGCACAGGAATGTCTTCTGGTTTTACCCGTTTGAATATATCAATACCATAGATTGTGGCATTGGGGAAAAACTCCAACCAAGCCTTAATACTGTCCCCCCTAAACACTCCTACTTCTAGAATGTTGATCGGGTCATTTCTAATAGTATCAAACTCTGGTTCATAAACTTTATGATAGTTGTGTTTGGATGCCTTATCACATCCAGCTTTGTTAAATAAGTGTTCAAGCATACATCGTGTTCCTTGTAGGACCAGAGTCAAAATCATAACCCCAGTGTTCAATATCTTTCTTGTACCAATCAGCTACTATTTGAATAGTTTTATCTGTATATACATCTCTGTATGTACCTTTATTAATTGCAGTTACATTACGCGCTGCACTCATTTCCACCAGATTGAAGTATCTGCATAAATCGGTATTAAGATTCTCAAACCGAATAATGTCACAACGTACACGGCCACTATCATCACTAACATGATCAAAAGCAGGGAACCAACCTCGAACAGCCCTATGCCACATATACTTTTCATTACCCCACTTATGGCGTTCCTCAAGGAATGCTTCAAACGAACTAACATCTGCATATTGCTTACTCACTTTCTTCTCTACTTCAATTACCTTTTTAGCAAAGAAGTAGCGGCTAACAACCCTATCCCAAGGATTGCGAATGACAGCAAAGGCATTGTTTCTGTCACGTATTGAGGGATGAACGTCACGCCACCTCGCATGTTCAAATCCGTGATGATCTCCTAATGAATTCATTTTATCTAAAACTGCTTGAGAGTACTCTGGCGATTTGTGTATGTTACTTCCAGCCAACATAATTCTATTGTTAAGCATAGGACTACGGCGGATAGTCATACCAGCGTTCTTAGGGATATGAATGAATAGTTTATACATACTTCATTAACTCCTCAATATTCTCTCCAGCTTGCGGGAGTTTATCCTTTAAGAAGAAATGAATAAAGTTACACTCTTTAATCTTATTCATTTCAATTCCAGTAAATAAACCATTCCAATGGAATGAGAGGTTTTTTACTTTCATCTTTTCTTCTTTGACCCAGACATTTAGTAGCGTTTGGTCTGTTGACCATTTCCATGCTCCCATACCATCAACAAAAGGTTTGAACCTAGGACGTTTTAAAAATTGATGAGGTGTCTCTCCTCTCAGATACTTTTCAATAGATTTATTAAGAACCATAATACCCATATTATAGAAGTCGGCTCCACCAGGATGCTTCCAGTCAAATAAAGGATTAATGTTAGGCATACCGTATTGCATACGAGAGTAATTAGCTATCTTAGCCACATACTGAGGTGTGCAAGGCATCTCTCTTTCTAGAACACCAGCAAAGTCAACATCAGTTCCAGCAGCATCAAAAATTGAGTCGGTACACTCAGGGCGTACATACACATCTGCATCAATGATAGCAATTTGATCGTACGATTTGAGATAGGAGAAAGCATTCTCTTTCTCATAAATCGGAAGGAAGCCGCCATATTTTTCATACGACTCTTTGCTTCTATTTGTCGTAAAGGGATCAGGCTTGATCATCAGAATAGGAGTGCGTTGTATTTGGTAATCAGCTCCTATGCGTTTAGCATACGCAGCTACCGATTGTGTACAATGATTATACAGTCGGCTTTTCTTGCCTGTATACACCTGATAGATTAATTTTTTCATTTTCATAACTTTTTATAATATCTGTTGCAATTTTCATTGCTTCATTAAACCGCTTACGAAAGCGATTATTCTTGGCACCATGATTAATAAAGTAATATAGACTATCTATATCACTACTATAGCAAGGCAAATCATATGTCCTGCGGTAAGACACAATACTCTCATATTGTGTCCTAAGGTTAAGAACCTCAAAAAGAGATATGTTAACCGTTGAGTTGTTGAAACTGTTCATCATCGGGACCGTCATTTTCATCATACATAACCTCATTCAAACTAAAACCTGGCAATCGAGTTTCATTCGTTGCCAACTTAATATTCCAATCTTTTTCCATTGAATTTTTCTTATTACGGTCTTTTTTTTTATTACGGGGATCGTAACGCCCAAACTTAGCCATTAGAAACCTCCTTGGCCATACTCTCTAGTGTTTTCAATATAAGACATAAGTTCATTGTAACCACCAATAAACTTATCATGGTGCCAAATTGCCGGCACTGTTTTGATAGAGAGGTTTTCACTGACTGCTCTTTCTTTTAGAGCAGCAAGGTTTTTCTCTCCTTCAAATCTATCGTCAACAGGATAATACTTAAATGCAATACCATACTGATGACACATCTCCTTTGCTTTATCGCAAAACTCACACATTTCTTTACCATATATTATCATCATGATTCCATTCCTAACATCTCTTTTGTCATTATATAGTCTCTGACGAAATCCGAGCGTACAATATCTTCCCAACCAAAGTTTATTATCTCAAACTTTTTTAGCTGCTCAACAATTGTCAGAAACTTAATTATCCCATCTTTCTCATCTTTAAACTTAAAGTCTGATTGTAGATAGTCTCCTGCAAACATAATTCTTGAGCCTTTACCAACTCTTGTTATAACAGAATCTAACTCATGAAAAGAAAGGTTCTGCATTTCATCTACCAATATTACAGCATTATCCAATGTAAGTCCACGGATAAAAGATGTGGACTCAAACTGTATCTTCTTAGATGTTACCGCTCTACCCCATGATGTTGTATCACCAAACAGTTCATTAGCGATAGCCTTATATGGTGATGTGAATACATCTTCTTTTTCTTCTTTAGTTCCAGGTAGAAAGCCTAACTCTCTTGTTGGTACCATTGATCTGATAATAACCAATCTATCCTGCTCTGTGTCTGCATCTAATACTTGTTCGAGCCCCAGATACATTCCCATAAACGTTTTTCCGGTTCCAGCAGATCCGGTAAGAACAAGATTGTAATCATTTTCCCAAGCATCATAGGTAAGTTCCTGATTTTTAGTTATGGGGTGATACTCTAGCAGATCGTCAAGTCTAACCTGTAAAGAGTTGTGTGATTGTTTATGACGTTTCTGTGACATTATATATTGATGGTATTATCTTTACCAGAACCCTTCTTAATTTCTCTCAGCTTGTCTTTCCAGCCATCCGAAGTCAATCTAGCAGTCCCTCCAATACCAGAAACAATTTTAGGCGCAACTAATTTTTGAGTATATTCACCTCTAGCTATAAGTTGATCACGCTCTGCAAAGGACAAAATCATATCCAGCTCTTCACCGGTTTTTTTATTAATCATTGTATACGTTGGCATTTTATTTCCTATTAAGTAGTGTGGCTAGCTGGTATAGCTAGCCACTTTAACCCTCCGTATGTTAGATGTGAACAGCAATTCTTGATTCTAAAAACTCTAACTTCTTTGATAACTTTGCTACGAGGGTTGATTTACCCTTTTTCGTTAGCTCCGTTATATATTCGCGAAGTTCCTCTGAGTCCTGTTGAAGTACAGAAAGCTGAAAATCAGTCATACACATCTCCTTGTGTTTTTTGTAAGGTTAATTTATAAGTCCTGGAAAGGCCTCCTCTACTAATTTTTTAGTAAGGCCTTTAGCCAGCTGCTTTTTTGCCACCATCTTTAATAGAAGTTCGGCATCGTCGGGATGGACTTGTTCGATCAAACGGATGAAGATTCTCTCTCGTTTGAAGGCTGGTAAACTGTCGCCTGGGCCACCCTTAACTAAATCGTTAAATTTTCTGGTTTGTTTAAGAAGATTAGAAGGAACACTACGTTCCTCTGCTGCTTCAAAAGGAGGTCTTCCTGGAGGAAGATTCCACTCTACTTTTGAATGATACGCCCCCACAAGCACATCCTTTAGCGCTTGTGTCTCATTTCGCTTTAGAAGGGAGATCTTGTCTTCCTTAGTTTTTGCTTTGGATACCAAATCTATTATTTCATGAATACGTTTTGTCACCTGGTGTGCCATTATACAAATTCCTCAACACTTTCTAATAACATTCTACATCTCTTATCAACGAGGTATGGAAATACTTTACCCCTATCAGTTACTTTTTGATTGTTATAATTATATATAATTTCTTTTCGCACAGAGTCTGGTGTCTCCGACAGATCTATTAACTTTTTATTGCGAAGGTAATTGCGATATACCTCCTCCCCCATACATTTAGGATCATTTATTAGTTGATCAATTATTTTTTGTCTCAATGGTGTCTGACGGACTCCTTCAACAAACACATTGTCGCCACTAAGAACATTAGGAACACCATCAGATGTATCACCTTTTAAAATCAACTCCATTAATTGTTTACGAGGTGTATCTGCCTTAATAAACTTCTTTTGCACTGGAGAGTATTGAGCAACGTTATCATACTTTTGTAGTTGCGCAAAGTCTTTATCGCCAGAGATGATCATTACGTCTTCATGCTTCCCAAACTCTTGCGTTTGTTCTACTAACACACCAATGACGTCATCGGCTTCACAATCAGCAACATCTATTACTTTGTATGGAAAGTTCTCACGAAGTTCTTCCTGAACCATATTTGTAATACGAAATAGTTCTTTCCAGTCCATCTTAGATTCTTTGCGCGCATCCCTACGCTTGAACTTATATGGAGGAAACACTTCCTTACGCCAGTTGTTGAATCCGTCACAGCAGATAACCACCTCACCATACTTGGCTTTGTTCTTTACACGATGCATCCTAATACTATTGAGGATCATGTGCCGAACCATATTCTCTTCTACTTCCATTTTCATTGCAACCACATTACTAATAGCAATTGCATTGTAATCAATCAGAATCATCATTCTTCCTTATGTGTTTAGAGTGTATTTTACATCCAATAAATTCATTGTAGTAATCATCGCTGAGCAACACATCATGTTGAAATTGTAGTTTAGCTTCATAATAAGAACACTCGCCTTTAGTCTTACATAAGTATAGCACATCTCTACGGTAGTTGTCAACACCTTTTTGTTCGACAAGTTGTTGGACTTCGGTAGAGGAGCCATAGTACTTACGCCAATCGCTTTCTACGCGCGTTTTTACGCGTCTCTTACGCGTCTTAGTCTTTGGGAGGGTCTTTGGCTTCCAGAAGAACTTCTTGCCAATATACTTCTTTCCTGTATCAATTTCGGTTATCATATAGACAAACCCCTGATACTGTTCTGGTGTTTCATCAAACACCTCATCATTATAATACCACATAAAAAATAAGCCCTTTCAAGCTTATTTAGTCCTCGTCTTCTATCGCGTCATATGTAGTTGGATACCCACACATTGGACAGAATAGGGGTGTCTCATCATTATCAAGAACCATTACCTGAGTTTCTGTCTCGCAGGCGACACAGTCGGTCCAATATTCTTCTTCCATCTGTTTTTCTCCTACATACACAAATCTTCATACCTGGAGGTATATAGGCGGTGACGACTTTTGTCGCCACCCCTATGTGATGTGAAGTAACTAAAAAGTAATTTCACACGCACCACCCTGACATGCAACTGCACCCATTGTATCGATCTCTGTAAAACGCTTCTCATCCAGTTCGTCAACAAAGTCAATAGAGTTAATGTTCTGTTGAATCTTTGTCCACTTATGAAGGAGGAACACATCTTTGAGACAATACTCTGCATCTTTAAGATCATTCATAAAATAGTTATCAGCAAATTTGTTGAATCGGCGGATCCATTCCGCGCGCAGATCTGATACTTCACCTTGATACTCTGGAGGAGTCTGAGCTACCATCGTTGCTTCCCACAAGTCACGGAACCCCTGCTTACGAGTGTCAACAATCAATCCAGAAGCAAATAAAGCTGCCTTGCCATACTTAGCCACAATCTGATGCTCTGTAAGAACTTCGGTCATTGGGGCCTGTGCAAAGTCTTTATCACCCGATCCAGCTAGGAAACTAATTCCAGCAAAATTATGACGATTGTTATACACATAATCTTCAACTTGTGTCCATTGATGCGGCATTACAGTAACAGTATTAGATACGTTATGACGTGTCTTTGGATTAACACACAGCTCGTGGTTTGTTCCTGCTTCTACCCAATTGTTCTGTACTAAGGATACCTTTTCCAGTAGGTCTGTTGCATATAGGTCTTCACGATACAAAGATTTCTCGGGTGATATGACAGGAAAGCCAATGCAGTAGTCAGTACCATTTGATGACCACACAGACTCTTCCACCATGTATGGGTTAGTCTTGGCTATCAACTGAGCCACTTCTGTGTCTTTGTTTAACTGTATATGACGTAGATAGCGAGGGGAATGCTCACCATGTATACCAGAAGCAGTTTGCAATAGAACCGAAGCATTTCCTGATGGTTTGACACACGTTGTTCTAGCCGCTGGATTGATTCCAATAAGTCCTGCAACTTCTCTATTGACTTGTTTGACAATTTCCGCTCCTTCTTTTTGAATATCTGGATCGAGTAAAACGTCTGGGTTATTCATCCAACCGGTCACAGATACACCCAACAAAGCTTCTCGCTCAAAGATCTTTCTCGATGTTTCTGACAAATACTTGAATTCGGTATATCCAGCTTGCAGTGTACCCATGATAGCACCAGCTCGGCAAGCCTTAAAAAACTCTTCTTTTGATGTACACTTGGAGCCATTAATTTCTGTCAAGTTACATCCCTGCCATCCTGACTCACCATCGATCTGAGGATACATACCGATCTCTACACATGGATTAGTGGTAATGTCCTTGTCGTCAACAAAAAAGAAACCTGGTTCACCAAACTCTTTAATAGAGCTCATTACATTGGAGAACTCTTCTTTTGTAACTTCATCACGAACGATTACAGCTGAATTGTTAGAGCGGCCCCGCTGTGGGTTATCTACAAACCAATTGCCTGTTTTTGCTTTCAACATCTCTTCATCATCTTTAGAAAACAAGCAGATTGTAGCAGAACGACGAACGCCGCCAGCAAGGACAGCATCTGATGCGTGCATAGCAATGTCATAGATATCAATAGGACGTAGACGAGTTTCGCCTTTGAGTACACGAGATTGAATTAAATGCTCGATCTTATCTAATGAACGACGAAGTGGTTCTGGTCCTGGTGCTTTAAAGCCACCATTGATCATCGCACCCTTTGGGCGCACTTGGTTAAGATCAAAGTAAACCTTACGTCCAGCCATTTCAGGAAACTGTTGATTGGCAGTGAAGTACGATGACATCAACGCACCCAGCGCATCTGCCCAACCTTCTACAGAGTCTTCAACAACCCAACCCTTAGCTTGCTTCTTACGTTCCGCAATGTCGGGCATTTTGTCGGCATGGTGCTTTTGCACTGAGAACCCCGCTCCAGCACCGCAGAGAAGCACGTAGAACAGCTCAGAGAAAAACTTCGGGCGATCGGCGTAGGTGGATGTGCAATTGTACATACGCATCATATGTTTAAGCAGTTGATCACCACCAAACTGGAGAGCGCGCTGAGCGCCCAGAGCGTATTTGAGTTTATACGAGGATTCAGCCTCGTCGATCAACAAGGAAAGTTCTGGTGACATTTTATCTTTATAAAAGTCACGGTGCATACTCATAACTCGTGAAACAGATTCGTCCCAAACTTCATACCGAGCTTTATCTTCATCCCATCTGGAATAACCTTCATAAAATTTTGTTTGGGACATAAGATCTCTTGTGTCCCGCTCCCGATTAGTTGGAACTGGTTTTAGCATCGCGCACCTCGTTTGGAATATATGTATGGACGTCTATGGCCGTACACCATAGATGTATGTTTTTATTGTTTGTTGGTAGCATTATATAGGATTTTCTCAAACTAGTAAACGCGGGAAAACCCCTATATTTAAAATAAATATTTTTTATTTTTCTGGTGAAGCTTCAGGCACTGGTTCGTCCGTAAGAGCTTCTTCATAATAAGCAATAATCGCTTGCTGATCTTTCACATAACGACGAAGCTCTGCAATACCAATAGCTAGATTTTCATATCCCTTTGGAGTTATAGTGAATAGAACTACATTGCCAGTCTTAGAGTCAATCTCAGCTAGCTTCTCTTCTAGATTCTCTTCCGTAATCACAAACCAATCGACAGGAGGAAATTCTACCGCCTTTGGTCTTTCTTGGATTGGAATGTTCTGTTCTTGATACTCAGTTGTTACTACTACTGTCGGTTCCGCTGGTCTCCCCAGACACGCTGTCAGCAGCATCGGGCTTATCAGAAGGAGGAGTAGTTTCGTCTTGGATCCGCCCAATAAGTTTGTTGACAGCATTGTTGACTCTGTCTTCAAGTCCTTGCGCATTTGTTAATGCCTCCATTGTCAAGTCGATTTTAGCAAACACACCTCTTAGCTTATCTAAGTGCTCTTGTGATTGCTGCAATCTTTTGGTTAAATCTTTATTCAGTTGTTCATTTTTCTTTTGATCTGCAGCCATCTTCTCTACAGTCGCCTGGAGGGTCTCTGCTGCTGACTTTAACTTTACATTATTTTCACGTAAAGTGCCAATGGTCTCTTGTGACCACATATAATAATTGTATCCAGCATACCCCACGCCAGACATCAAAGATACAAGAAACAGGAATAAGTATACCTTAGCCATTTTCTTCCATATGCTTTCTGAATCGTTTTAACAATACTGGAAGTGTGTTCTTCTTCCGTCTACGATCCGTTACGTTAATTTCTTTAGGTCTTTTGCCCATAACTGTAGTAGCTGGATTAGGAATAGATCCTGTATTCACAGCTGCTACATCTTCGTTTTTTTGTTTACCTTTACGCATATTAATCTGCCAATGTGCTAATTGTTTCTTACGCTTACTTGCAGAGCCTGATGATCTAATCTTTTTAAGAGTTGAGATAGAGGCTTTCTTTGGAATGCCATGTCTAGCACTATCGCCTTTGTCTTGAGGATTGCGGCCGTCCTGAAAGTTTTCATCTAATTTATCCATAACAAGTTCTTTTGCATACCCTTTGCCTTGAACTGTATTATCCCACTCCCAGTCACGTCTACGCTTATCCCACACCATAATCTTATACTCACCTCTATGACGCTCGTTACGATCTAAAGCCTTTTCAATCTTGTATCGCTGACCCTTTATTGTAACTTCTACTTCACCATTCGGTCCAGCCTTTTTCCATCTAGGCTTCATACCAACAGCTCCTCTACAGAAACATAAACCTTTTGATTTGTATTACGATGTGTCATTTCATATATGTTTACACCAAAAATCTCACCAACTGGATAACATTGCTCATCGGCAATCACCGTATCTTTTTTGTTAACCATTTCATCCATCGAGGAATTAAGAACCTTTGCGGCCGATACTTTATATGATCCTGGAGACAGTCTACCATCTTCCAGTATAAACCATTGAGAGCTTTCAGTCAACAGATCTAAGTGATCAACCCCAGCTTCTGTTAATGCTTCTATAATTTTCTTTTCTGATACATTAAATTGTTCTTTAATTAAATACAACGCACTTACATAAGATCCAATCTTGCCGCCAGGAATAAGTTTCTTAATATTGAACACCAATCTATGAAAAGGAGTGTATGCATTACGCTCCTCTGAGCTGTCTGGTCGTTGCAACCTCTTGCCATCCTTATCAATCAAGCCTAGCTTAAATGCTTCAGTATCCTTAAAGTCTGTTACTAACAACTTTAAGAATCTGAAGGTGTATACAAGATCACCTGCACGTTTAAGAATACCCATTATATTTTCCTTAATGCGGCAGCCACAATTGGATCCATATCTATGTCCCCCTCTACAGCTTTTAAAAATACTAGAAAAGGATTAATTAAATTCCAATGTTTCTCTAGCAATTTTAACTCTAATATATTCAAACCAGCTTCGATACCAAACACATTAAACACAACTATCAAATGATTTAGGATAAGCCTTTCAGACAGCTTACCTGTTTCTAAATAACGATTTAACAATCTTTTAATATACTTGAACCTCTTCAGATCTTCCTGAAACTCCTCAGCATCAATATACTTTGGATTATAATAATGCTTTGCAGCATAGAGGTGTAGGTTTTCTTCAGTTAACTTTATCATGCTTTACCTCAATAGGACGTTACTCCTATTTAGGGGGAAGTATATTATTATTATATTAGCCCGTTGTATCTTTAACAGGATTCATAATTGATTTATCACCTTTCATGTTGTCACCTGCTCTTGCCTTGGCTCTTGGACCAACACGACCTGCTTTAGAGACATCCTCATGACCCTTTTCTTCTGTTTCATCATACTTGGCGCCAGCTTCCATGTCAGCTTTTGCTTTTTTAGTCATAGGAGCCATTCCATCTTCTTTATCTTGAGCTGGAGCAGCTTTCTTATAATGTGCAGCACGATTCTCTAAGATACGTGCATATACAGATGGAATAGTGCTTTCCATTTGGTCAGCATTCGCTATACTGTTATCTTTTTTCTTCGCTGGGTTCATTTCAACACCACCTTTATTAACTGGTTTTGCGCCTAGTTTCTTATCTTGCTTTTTAATTTCAAGATCCTTATAATGACCTTCTTTCGACACAGCCTTTGAAACAGCCTTACGGCGCTTGTGAAGATACTCATCAGAAGAATCTGTGTCACCGTCATTGTCGATATCTTTATCGTCGCGATCAGCATGCTTGCCTTTAAGCTCTTTTTTATCAACAGGGTCCATTTTAGAATTGTATAGTCCCTTTTTCATTTTCTCTTTGGAAGACATTTCTGTCTTCTCTTTATCTTTGTCCCAAGGAGCCTTAGGAAGCGTTACTGCTGCCTTACCTTTCTCAGAACTAGCCGCGGCTTTCGCCAATGCTTTTTTGTTTGCCATTTGTTGGTTTTCGTTGACTTGTGCATATGCTTCAGCCAACTTTGCTGTGATATTGCTCATGTGTATTCTCCTTACATCCAAAGTTGAGCTGCAATTGATCCTGCAATAGCTATAACAGCTACCCAGAACAGTTTATTAATTACTCGTACAGTGTTTGCGTTATCCTGTACTTGCCTTTCTATATCGTCTAACTTACTAGAAAGCCTATTCATTCTTTCAAATGATCTATCATGATCATCTTTTAACCCAGCCAATCTTTCTTCGGCGCGGGCTAACATAACCATTGCATCTGTAAGTTGGTCAAGCTTAGTTTCAATTCGATCTAATCTTGTATTTGTAGTCTCGGCCATTTGTATTTACCACTTTTCTTTATTTGCCCAATATGCAGCAGATGTTTTACCCTTTGCAATATTTTTAGCATGTCTAGCTTTAAACGATGACCGTTTCTTCTTCATGCGATCAGATTCACCTTTTTTAGGGTCACCTGCCGTTGATGCACCTTGCTCACCAAAACGAATAGTCTTTACTTTACCACCATCTTTGACAACCACGATGTGGCTTTTCTTAGGATGGCTTGGAGTTCTTTTAGGTTTACTAAATCCGGATACACCGGCCCTTTTTAGAGCTGGATGCTTTTCTTCGGAAAAAGTCTTGAACGTAATCATTACATCATTTTCCCAGCTTTATACATCTTACCACGAGAGCCCATTCTCTTCATCATAGATGTGCCTTTGGCTTTAGCTTTCTTATCAGCCTTGTCAACATCAGTCACACCAATACCGTAACCTTTTTTAGCAGCGCCAGGATCCATAGCTTTGTTACGAGCTTGATTA